TTAAAATTATCTATATTAATAATACTTTTATCTTTTCCCAAATTATATTCATTATCAAAATCAATATAACCCGAATTTAATATAAAATCTTTATCTCCATCTTTTAAAATTGAATTATTAAACTTATTATATATAGAATTTATTGATGGATTATGATCAGCAGAATTTAATATATCGTCATTATTTTGTTGTTTATAAAATTCTTTATTTTCTTCTTGATTTTCTTTTACAATATCCGATATTATAGCATCTTCATTATTTGCATAAGCATAATAAAATATTATAATTATTACCAAAATTATCAATAAATAATTAATAATATTCTTTTTTGAACCAAAAATAATTAATAATATTATATAATAAATTATTAATCTACTCACTCCATTTAATTGTTTTACTCTTGACATATTATTTGTTGGAATTATTTGCCAATAATCTTTATATATAATAGACGGATCCGAAACCCAAAACTCATTCACCATAATTTATAATTATAAATTACAAAAAATATTTAAAAAAATAATATTAATTTTCTAAACTCTCTAATATTTTTCTTTTTTTTTCTAACTCCTCAAGCTTTTTTTTTGTTTCCTCATCTAATGATGATTCCACATCACTATCAGTTTCATCATCAATACTTTTATTCATATTATTAACATTATTATTTTGCATTATATTATTTTCATTTTGTTGAATATGTTGTTGTTGATTTTGTTGAGGAGATTGTTGTTGATTTTGTTGAATTGGTGGTTGTTGATTTTGTTGAAGAGTTTGTTGTTGATTTTGTTGAATTGGTGGTTGTTGATTTTCTTGAGGAGGTTGTTGTTGATTTTGTTGTTGTTGATTTTCTTGAGGAGGTTCTTCTTGTTGAGGAGGATGTTCAAATGATTGTTTAATTCTATGTATCATTGAAATATTAATTTTTTGAATTATTTCAGTTATAGTTGGAATAAAATTATCCATTTCTGTTCCAAATGATTCGTGAATAATATTTCTGAAAATCATTTTAAAAAATGGTTTATTTTCATCAATATCTTTAAACTCTTCAGTATCTTTAATTTTATCTTTATTAAAAATATAAATACAAATATAAGGACTTGAATGAGCTAAAACATTTAATGTTGTCATCAAATTTATATAAAATTCTTTTTCTTTAACAATTTTTTTTGACAAAATAATACAACATAATGGTCTGAAAAAATTAATCTCCTGTAATTCCTCAAAATGTTTAAATTTTTTTATTTTATAAATATTTCTGGACATATTATTATTAATAAAATTATACTTAATTATTAAAATAATAACGCAATTTTAATATTTTATTAAATTATAAAAAAAAATTAATTAATATTTAATTTACTCATAACATTCATAACATCCTCATTTAATTCCTCTTTTGATACTTTTGTATTATTCTTAGCTTTTGCAATTTGGTTTCTAACCATCAAACCAATCGCATCAATTGCTGGACTATCTACTGTTTGTGAAGCTAATTGTGATGTTGTATTCCATAAATCTTCTGGATCAATCATATCCTTATCAACATTACTTGTCATTTCACTTGTAATTTCTTTAGCAATATTTAATATATTTTGTAATCCATTTCCATCATTTTTTGCATTCTTCAAATCACCAAGTTTATATTTTAATTTACCAATCATATCAGTTAAAATTTCAGCTGATTTATTACCATCTTTTACTTTATCTGTCAATAAATTATTTAAATTTGTTGTAGCATTATTAATATCATCATCACCCATATTTTGAATTTGTTCGTTCAAATCCTTATCACCATTTTCACCCAAAAATTGTTTTGTAATCATATCCACCATAAATTCGTATGAATCTGGTGTCTTAATTTCATTATGTTCCATGATATCATTAATACCATAATTTTCAGAATAATTTGTAATACTCATACTCGGATTAAAATCATTACTTTTATCATGAATATCCTTATATGCAAGAGAACAACTATACAATTTTAAAACCCTTTTATATAATTGTTTTCTCTTGCTCAAATCTTTATAATTAAATAATAATTTTAAAATATTCAATGATGGAATAATCGCCCAAATATCCTTATACTTTTTTGAAGCAACTAACAAACCTTTATCTTCAAAACCAAATTTATCTAATGTTGTTAAAACCCCCAACAATTTTTCATTTGTTGATAATTTTAACATAATCTTTGAATAATTTAATTTTTTTTCACCTGATGTATATGATTTTAATTTATTCATGTCATTCATTAAAGTTTTATCATTTGCTATATTTTCAATACTTTCATCAATTAATTTAATAAATAAATTTGTAAAATTATTCACAAAGTATAATTTAAATTCTTCAGGAGATTGTGTTTCAGTCATAATTAAATCCTATTTCTATTTATTTAATTTATTTTAAAGATTAAAAATTATTATTAAATTAAATATGGATTTGGAATTTAAAAAATACTTAAAATTATCCAACTTATATGAAGATACATTAATTGGATTAATTGATTTTTCATACAATAAAAACATACTTCCAATAAAATATAACTTTTTATACAACAAAAATAAGGTAAAACAATTAATTAATGAAAATAAAAAAATGTTAATTAGTTGTGGTATTGAATATGTATTAAAATTTAAAGATGAAATAAGAGAATTTTCTATTAAAGAATTATCCTGTAATAATAACCTACAAATATTTGATAAAATTAAAGAAGAATTAAATAATTCATTAAAAGATGAAGTTAAAATTATTGAAGTAATCTTTGATATTATTAATAATTCAACTAATCTAAAAAAACTGGATTATGAAGTAATACAAGAATTTATTTTAACTGTTGTATTAATATTGGAAAAATTACAACAATTATTATCCTAAAATTTTTATACACTATATTTTTTATTTTATAACATTATTTTACTAATGAAAAATCTTATAGCACATAGAGGTTATTCATCTATTTATGATGATAATAACTTTATTTCATTTCAAAAAGCAATAGATAATAATTTTGATTATATTGAAATGGATTTACAATTAAATAAAGATAATGAAATTGTTATTTTTCATAATCTATATCATAATAATCAATATATCAAACAAATGAATAATGATGAAATAAAAAATAATTCAATACCATTCTTTTATGAATTTATGCAAAAATTTGATTATCAAAACATCAAAATTATTTTAGACTTGAAAGGTGATGTCATATTATCTAAGTATCTATTAGAATTCTTTAACAATAATAAAATAAATACCTCCAACATAATTATTGCCAGTTTTAATGAAAATCACCTATTACCACTCAAAAATAAAAATCTTAATTTAGGTTTTATTACCAGTAATGTATTCAATTCTAATCATTTTTTTAATATAATAAACGATTATAAATACATACTAACTGATATTGATGTTATTAATAATAATTTTATAGATTTATGCCACAAACATAATAAAATAGTATTCTGCTTTACTTGCCATAATAATTTTGAAAAAAATACACTATTAAACTTTAATTTAGATGGTATTATTTCAAATATAAAAATTGAAAAATAATTTATTTGGATGATTTATATAGTTTGAATTATATACTTACTATTATTGTAGTTAAAAATGCCTCTTTATTCACAAAATGAGTTTGGAACCATCCGTCTTGGAAATGGTTATGGAACACTATGTGGAAATTATTTGTATGTACGGAAAGGTCATGAAAATGAATTTAAATTAATTATTGGTTCAATTCCTTCAAGCAATACCTACTGCAGAAAATTTAATGGAGAGCTAATCACCAGATTTCTCAAGAATGGAGAACCAGTGAAATCATCCGATGATAAGTATTTTCTGGTTCTTAAGAGAAAGGCTGATGGAAAAGATTATTTATCGGCCATTCAAGTGATGGAGTATTCTCCCAAATTTCTCAACCTTGTTTAATTTTTACAGTGGTCTCTTTTATTGTAAAAATTACATCATTTATATAAAAATTGAATTTTATTTATAATATACAATAAACATTAAATATGAATTGTAAAGAGTTTATTGAGTTATTTAATAAAGTTGGTGGGATATTATATTGTGATTATAATAAAAATAAAGCTTATGTTGTTAATACAAATTTAAAATGTAATATTACATCAAATGATTATAATGATTTTACTTATTTATTAAATTCATATGGTTGTAGTCCATATAAAGTAGAACATTTAATTGATAAAAATAATTTATCAAATATTAAAGAAAAAAATAGATATTTATCAAATAATGAATATGGATTTAAAATTAATTATATTGATTAATCAATCAAGTTTATGAAATTCTCTTGAATAAAATATATTTTTATATTCTTTATTTATTAAAATTTTATTTAAAAATATTATACCAGTAAGTATAAAATCTTTAAAATTAATATTATCTAAATGAATTAAATTTATAATATCTATTTTTACTCCTGTATAAAAATTATCTTTAATATTATTATAAATATCTTCTTCATTTTTACAATAAATATCATGAGTAATAGAATAGATAGTTTTATTATTATCTATACTCTTAAATGTATAAATATAATTATTTCTTGTATCAAAATCAAAATATTCATATCTTTTTCTAATATTAAATTCATATTCATCAAAAATTATAAATGAATATTCCTCAAATGTATCACAACTTATACACTCATATTTAAGATCATATTTTGTAATATTATCAAAAAAAAATTCTACAATAATATTATTTTCAATATTTTTTTTTAATAAATTTGTAATTTCTTTATGATGAACTTTATATATTTTATTTTTACATTCATCTATTATATTAGTCAAATCATTAAAATCATAATCTTCATTTTTAATATTTTCTATTAAAGAACTAATATCTTTATTCATATTATTTAAAATAATTAATACTACTTAAATATATTTTAAATACATAAATATCCTAAATCTAATTCAACGTCTTCTATTTTATCATCATTGATACTTTCATCATTTAATAAAATATCAATATTATCCATATTATCTTTTATAATTTTTTTAATTTTTTTGTCCTTTTTAATTGTTTCACCAATCATAGTTTTTCCACTATAAATAGCCATACTCATAATATTTAATATTGTATTATATATCTTTTTAAATTGAACTTTACCTTCATCATCTACTAATGAAAAAGCACTTCTTAGATATAATAAATCTATAGAATTTTCACTTGTATTTTTCCATATATTATTTTCCAATCTAATTTCTTCTTCATCATTTTTATCAATATTAAGTATTTTCATTATACAATTTCGCATTACTTGTCTCAATATAATTCGTTTATCTCCATCTATCCATTTATTTCCCTGATAATATTTAATTTTATTCCTATTCTTATCACTTATATATAATAAATGATTTTCTGGCTTCTTTTCATTAACATAATATGTTTTTATAAATTTATCAACTACTAATTCATAAATATTTAAATTATTCTTTAAATATCTAATTCTATCCTCCTTTGATATATTAATCTTATCATATGAATTTTTATTCACTTTCTTCTTCTCTTCTTTTATTATATCCTTTAAAATATTTACCTTTTTATTTATCTTATTATTTTTAATTTTTAATTCTTCTAATTCCTTTTTAAGTTCAATTATTTTTGTTTCATAAATATTTTTCTGCTCTTCTATTTTAATATTCTGTTCTTCTAATTTATTATTAAAATTAATTTCAATTTCTTCTATTTTATCGTTAAAATTATCTTCTATTTCTTCTATTTTATCACTCAATACTTGTATTTCCTTATTATTATTTTCTTTTTGTTTATTAAGGTCATATTCATTATATACTTTACAAGTTTTTAGATGATTCGATATTTTTGTTTTATTTGATAAAGTTTTACAACAATAATCACATTTAATAATATTTATTTTTTTATCACAAGGATTTTTTTTATTTTGATGTTTTATTAAATTTTTTTTTTGTTTAAATATTGAATTACATTTATTACAAATAAAATTAGATTCCATTTATATAATATTATAATAATATATTTTTATATAAAAATTAAAAAAAATAAAATTTCAAAATACAAACTAAAAAATTTTTTTTATATTCGTTCTCATTTTTTAACAAAATGGTTTCTTTTGGGAAAAAAGAAACCAAAAAGGGAAAATATTTTCATAATAAAATTGAAAAATACAAAAAATAAAATTTTAAAATATTAAAAAAATAAAATTTCAAAATACAAACTAAAAAATTTTTTTTATATTCGTTCTCATTTTTTAACAAAATGGTTTCTTTTGGAAAAAAAGAAACCAAAAAGGGAAAATATTTTTATAATAAAATTGAAAAATATAAAAAATAAAATTTCAAAATACAAACTAAAAAATTTTTTTTATATTCGATCTCAAAAACCACAAAAAAGGAGGCTCAAATAAAAATAAACCCCTTTTTTGTGGTTTTTGAAATGTTAAAAAAATGAAATATAAAAATGATTATTTTTTTTATATTTTAAATATATATTTTATATGTATTTATCATATGAAAATTATAAAGAAACATTTGAGAATAATAAAAAAAAATATAATGAATTAGATAAGGATAAAAAGTATAAATTTATAGAGGGGATATTTAAATATTATAATAGGTCAGTTCCATTATTAGAATATATAAAAAGTGATATTGATTTTTCATTTAATAATTTATTAAAAGAACAAAATTATACTGTTTCAACTAATTGTAATAAAATGGGTATTTTTAAAAAGTATGAGTTGAATAGTTTGATTAATTTTATAGATAGTAAAAAAAATATTGAATATAAAAATATGAAAAATGATTTTTTGGGTTGTCATATAACAATAAATGATGAAGATTATATAAAGAATTATGTGGAGATAAATAATTTATCAAATTATTATCAAAATAAACAAAGATTAGAATGTATAGTTAATAAGTATGAAAAAACAAATAATTATTATAAAAAAAATTATAAACAAACATTAGATAAATATTTTAATGGTAAATATGAAAATGGTTTAATAATAAATAAAATAAACTTTGAGAATAATAATGAAGAATATAAAAAATCTTTAAATCCTATATTATTACAGGAATTGATTCATAGATATAATAAGGCTTGCACTATTTATAAACCATATTTATTTAAACTATTTATTAATATTTTTAAACCAATAAATAGAAACGTTAATATTATAGATTTGAGTTCTGGATGGGGTGATAGAATATTAGGTGTTTTATCAATTGAAGATAAGGTAGATAAATATATTGGAATTGATCCAAATAAAAATTTAATGAATGGATATAATAAAATGATTAATGATTTTTCAAAAGATAAAAATAAATATCAATTAATACAATCACCAGCAGAAGATGTTAATTATTCAACTTTACCAAAAAACATTGACATAATATTTTGGAGTCCTCCATTTTCAATTCAAGAGGACTATGTTAGTGATAAAACAAGAGATGATTATAAAGACCAAAGTACAAATAAATATAAAAGTTATGAAGATTGGGAAGATAATTTTTTAATAAATGTAATAAATTTATCAACAAATAATTTAAGAAGAAATGGTGTTTTTATATTGTATATTGGAAGTATAAATTATAAAAGTTTTTTCAGTAAAATGAGGAATATACTAAAATTAAGATATTTAGGAAACATTCATTTGAAAGCAAATAATATAAAAGATTATATAATTTTTGTTAAAACAGAGGAACCTAATAAATGTAAATTCATAGAGAATAATTATGAGGATAGTAGAGTTATGGAAATAAAGAATAAGTTAAAAGATAATGAAGAAAATCCTAAATTGAATATTATAAAAATAAATGTTAATAATAAAAAGATAAATGTGATACAGGATAATGTATTAATAGTTGGAACAAAGCAAAGAATGGTTATAGATTTGATGAGAGAATTAATGAATAATGATACAGAGTATTTGGTGTATGCGTCAAGTTATATGGGTTATGGAGTTGTGGCAACTGCGTATGGTGCATATAAATTAGGTTTAAAATGTATGGTATTTTTAGACAGGACAAAAATGGGTAAAATAATACCTGAGAATGAAAAGACAATATTAAATTCCAGACAGGTATTAACATTAATGGCTTTAAATGCAAAAATTTACTTGTGTGATAATTATAGGAATGCGAGAAATTTGGAATATGATTATTCAACAACATATACAGAAACCAAAAATGTGTGGAAAACAAAAGAGAATTTTTTAATACCAGCGATGGGTTTTAATGATAAGGAAAAGAAAATGGTTAATATATTATCTGAAAAAATAGTTGAGGCTTCAAAAGGAACAACTATAGAAAGTATGAAAAATATAAGGATATGGTTGGTTGCAGGAAGTGGTGGTATTATAGAGGCAGTTAAAAAATCATATTCTGAAGCAGAAATTTTAGTATATTTAACAGGTGGTAGAAAATATTATGACAATGTTGTTAAATGGATAAAAACACAAAATAATATAACAATATTAAATAATAATAAAAATTATAATATTGATAATATAAAAAATGATTATTACAAATACTATGAAAGTGTTGAAAACTATGATTCAATGATTTTTCCATATGTTAAAGAGTATGGCAAAGATAATGATTTTATTTGGAATGTTTCAAGTGATTAAATTAAATAGTCTATTTAATTTTTTTTATTATTAAAATAATTTAATAATGATATTTAATATGATGGATAGATGGAAAATGAAAACACAAAATTACAAATTTACATATATAATATTGATAATAATTTTGATAATCAAAACGTTATTATCAATATATAAAATGAATTATAAAAAATTAGAGACAATAGATTTAGTTAGTGAAATTATAATTATTATATATTTAATAATATTAGTATATCATCAATATTCAAATACTTATTATTTAACAGCATTTATAATAATATCAATATTAATTATTGTTAAATTCATAATTTTGTTTCATTATTTAAATAAACAAAAATAATATTTTAAATATAATTAAATTATAATATGAATAATTTAAGTTCAGTAAAAATGGTAAATTATTCTTTAATGTTATTAATAATTATTGAATATTTAGTAATTTTATATGATATAATTGAAAATAAAAAAATAAAGAAAAAAGATTTATATTTTGAAATATTAGGATTTATTGCATTATCATTGTTATTGTATAATTATTATAACTTTTTTTATATAAAAGAAATATTTATAATTTTACTAATATTTACAATAGTTAGATTATTTATTTTTACATATATATTAAATAATTATGATATTGAAAATTATTTTTCATCTAATAACATTAAAGTCATTGCAGAATAATTATGTAAATCTATCATAGTATCTCTAATACTTTCATCATTAACTAAATTAACGCCATTTTTAGTGATGGATAATGAGCGTTTAATTTTATCTTCAATTCGCATTAAAACACCAATTACGCCAAATTCAGCAAAAGCATCGCCATAATCGGCATTTTTTTTTTTAAATAATTCAAATGCTTCTTTTTGAATTTTTAACATTTGTTCTTGTCTATTCATTACAATATTTAAATATTACACATAAATATTTAAATAAAAATTGAAAAATAAATATATTAGATTTTATATTGATAATTGAAAAGTTTGAATAAGTAAAAATGAAAAGATCATTTGCAGAATTAAATGAAGAGATAAATTATATTAATATTTTTGAAGAAGAAAATAAAAATATAATTATAAAAAAAGAAGATAATAGTATATTATTTGATAATAATAATAATAAATATACTGTTAATAAAAAAATTAATAGTAATGTTTCAGAAATTATTAAATTATTAACAAAAATGAATTTAACAAGTTTCATGGTGTATGGAAAATATAGAAATTTATTATTTAAAAATATAATAAAAAAATTAGGTATTATTGAAATAGACAATAGTCATGATACACAAATAAATGAAAATGTAGAAATAATTTATAATTTTGAATATTCAAATATTAATGAATTTTATATTTTATATGAAGAAAAAAAGTATAATTTTAAAGATTATATTAAATTATGTTATTATATTAATAAATTTTCAAAAATATCTAATGAAACCATATTAGTATATTTCAAATTCAAGTATAAATATTATTTCAAATATAAAATATTAAGTATGAATGATAAAAATGATATTTTGGGTTTAAATAATTTTATTACAAAAATAAATTGTAATGAATATGATGAAAATAATTTTATTTTTGATAATAAAATATTAAATATTAATAATACAATTATTAATGTTGAAGAATATTTGGAAAGTTTAATAATATTATTTAAAAAGTTTTATTATTATAATTTGAATACAACGTATAAAAAAGTAATGAATTTTATAAATAAAAAAACTGTGTTATTAGAAGAACAAATAAATGAAATATATTATAATATAACATTAAAAATTGACAATTTGACAAATAATATAATTAGTGATTTTTCAAATGAATATTTATTAAATACAAATAAAATAATTACTGAATTTAAAATCAAAAAAGAAAATGATTGTGTGAATAAATTTAATAATTTTATTTTAAAAATATTTGAAAATATTAAAGTCAATAATAAAGAAAGATTTAGATTTTTTTTTGAAGATAAAAATATAAAATTAAATTTATTTTTAGATAAAATATACAATAATAAAACAATAACATATACTTATATTAAAAATATAATGGTTAATCATTTAAATGCTATTGAAAAAGAATATAATGTTTTTAATAAAATTACTATTCAAGATAAAATTTTGATGTGTGATGAATTATATAATTTAGACAATGTTTGGAAATTGTCAATATTATTTATTAGCAAAGAAAATTATTATAATTATTATAATAAATTAATATGATATTTTATATATGGATGTTTCATCAATTGCTTTGGGTTTAGGATTAAGTGGAAATATTCTGAAAAATGATAATATAAATAAAAATAATATTGACAAAACCATAAAACAAATTAATAGAAATTATATAAATCGTTATAATAGTAATGAAATAGAAAAAAATAGAAATATAATATATTCTTTGAATGAAGAAAATTATATTAAATCAATAAAACCAAATACAAATATGATTAATAAAGTATGGAGAGAACAAAATATAAATTTTGATAATAAATTAAGAAATGAATTATTGAATAATAAAGAAGATTTAATAAAAGATGAAATAATAAAAGATAATAGTGTTTATAATAAGAATAATGATTATATAATATATATAATTTTTATAGTAATTATTATTATATTTTTTTTGATTTTAATATAAATATTATAAATGGAATAATATTTATTTTAAGAGGAATAAATATAAAAAAAAATAAATGATATAATTATAATGAATACAGATAATGATAGTATATTTTCAAATGACAGTGAATTTAATGGTGATAATATGAAATTTATAAATATGGACGACAGATTAAAAACAAGAATTGAAGTAGGTATGGAAAGTGAAGATTATGGATATGAAGAGCCAAAATGTGTTAAAAATAGTTTTGAAAATCAATATTCGCCAATGTCATTTAATAATAAGGCGGATATTCCAAAAAATGGAAATTATTATGCGCAGAATGATGGTATGTTCAATGATATGAGTAGAAATAATGGTTTTAATTTTGTGGAGAGTTCAACATTTGATCCAAAAATGGATGGTAGGTATGGTGTGACAGGTGATATGACACATAATAATATGCAACCATATTTTAAATCAAAATCATATGGATTTAATCCAGGAAGACAGGAAAAGATGGGTGAGAGATCAACAAGAAATATTGATTTATTTACAGGAAGTGATAATATGATGCAATTTAGACATAAAAAAGAAGTAAGTGCTTTATTTGATCCAGTTGTAAATAAGGTAAATTCTGTAACAGGTGTTCCAAATTTTAATGATTTCTTTCAATCAAGAAAAACACCGTCACAAAAAAGAGATGGTGAAAAGCCATTTCAACCAGTAAAAGTTAATCCTGGATTAAATTTGGGGTATAATGAGAGAGGTGATGGTGGAATTAGAGGTAATGGTTCAATGTATCGTGTTTTGCCAAAAACAGTAGATCAATTAAGAACAATAAATAATCCAAAAACTACTTATAATATGCCAATAATTCCAGGTCAAAAAGGAAATAAGAGAGCAACAATTGGAGTTGTAAATAAAAATCGTCAGGATACATTTTTTGAAAACAGTGTTGAAAGTATGATGCCAACAACAGCCATAGAACAAGCTCCTGGATTGCATGGTAGAATTGATTTAAAAGAAACAGCAAGAACAACAACAGCGGAAAATAATCATATTAATCCGGCTCAATCATTAGTTGATAGAGCAACACCACAGGAATTACAGGGTAAATTTAGAAATACATTTAAGGAAACATTTGAATCAAGAGCAGTTGGAGCAGTTGGTAATAAACAACAAACTAAATTGGTAAATCAAAATAATATGAGAACCGAAATGAAAAGGACAGATAGAGAACATAATCAACCAATAACTAATGCTGGAGGAAATTTTAATAATGTTCCATTAATAAATTTTATGAATGCTATACCGGAAATTACAAAAAGAGAAATTTTATTGGCAGATAATGGTAATAAAAATATGTCAAATATTTCAAATTCGGTTAGATCATATTTATTTAATTCTGTGAATGCTATACCTGATCAAACATTAAGGTCAATAATTACTGAAAATTTTCAAATAACTAATGCGGTAGGCAATCGTGATGATGGTTATTTATTTAACCGAGAAAATGCTGTTCCTGAATTAAATATGAGAAATATAAATAATAATATTCAAATAGCAAATCAAATAGGTAATTCAGAAAGGTCATATTTATTTAATCATATAAATGCCATTCCAGATCCAACATTAAGAAATATATTAAATGAAGCTTGGAATATTGATGGATTAAATTTTAAAGGAAATAAAGAGAAGGGATATTTATTTAATTCTAAAAATGCGACTCCCGATACAACAATTAAAGAATTAACGGAACATAATAAACATTTAACAAATTTATTAGGTAATTTTAAAACATCACAAATGTTTAATTATAAAAATGGAATTCCTGAAACAACATTGAGAGAAATGATTGAAAAAAATAATCAAATATTAAATATTGGTAATAATCATTTTATGCAAATGAAATTATTTAATTATGATGATAAAGCAAAACAAACATTAAGAGAATTAGTAGAACAAACACAACATTTAACAAATGCAATGGGTGCAATGCTTCAAAAAGGTAAATTATATAATTTTGAAAATGGAACACCGAATACAACTCTTAAAGAAATGACAGAAACAAATAATAATATTACAGGAATTAAAAGTGCTATTATGGAACAAAATAGAAGTAGAAGTGATGTGGAAAATGCTTATCTAAATGATGTTAGAGAAAAATTATTAAAAAATAGGGAGCCTGTAGCTGTTAAGCATAATAGGGGAAAAATAACAAATTTAACTGATTATACATTTAAGGACGATTCAACAATATGTTCTAAACCTTTATATAAAAATTATTCACCATCAATAAATATTCCAAATGAGTTATATACTTTCAGGAACTAAATTATTTTCAATTTCTTTAAGAAAATCAATAATTATATTAGTTTTAATTGGCTTAATTAAAATATTTAAATTTTTTTGAAAGTTGAATTTATTAATAAATTTAAATGATTCGTCAATTTCATAACAAGAATTTGCTCCAGTAATTGATATTGAACCACTTTCAAATATCATAATTGAGACAACTTTATCATTTTTTAATTTATATTTAATTTTTACACTGACACTATCATTTGGGTCATAATGAACTGAAATAGATTTTTTAAGTAATTCTTTTGCTAAATATTCTCTATTTATATTATAATCACATACAAAATTTGTATTAATCATTTGTATTAAAAAATTTTTAATATTAGAAGATTTTAATAACATAGGCTGATCGGCAAAATATATATGTTTAAATTTATTATTTTCCAATATAGCTTTTGGTTTTTTAAGTTTATCAAATAATATTTCAATACATTTTTTAAATAATTCTATTTTTTTACTTAATCCAGTGCATTGTATTGAACCATTTTTAAATAATTTTAAATTAATTTTTTTTTTTTTATTATTAGTTGTTAATAATTCTTTTTTTGAGTTATTAAGTTTAGAAGTATCAAAAATAATAGATATTTGATTTAAAAAATTTCCTTTTGTTACAACTCTTTC